TTAGTCAGACAATCGCATTAGAAGCAAGAGTAAGGGCATCAAATCATCAGATTGATGTCCTTAACAAGCAAGTAAATGACTTGATTGGCGAGTTAGAGAAACACAAGTCCATTATTGCCGATTTAAAAACGGCAGAACTTAATAGATTAGCAGAAGAGAAGGAGAAACAAAGACTCCTTGAAGAGGAAAGAACGCAGGATGAATTACACTTTGGTTTGGTCGCCGCACCAGAACCAAAACCTAAGGTAGCAAGGAAAAAGAAAATAAATAGTGCTGAGACTAATGTAGCAACTCAGCCAGCTGAGGGAGAGGTTTAATGGCAAAACCATCAACACGCCAGGAATTAATCGATTATTGTTTGAGAAGATTAGGCGCTCCTGTGCTGGAAATTAATGTTGATGATGAACAGATTGATGATCTGGTAGATGACGCCATTCAATATTACAACGAACGTCATTTTGACGGCGTTGAAAGAATGTATCTCAAGTATGAGATTACTCAGGATGATATTGATAGAGGAAAAGCAAAGAATACCACTGGAGTTGGAATCGTAACCACAACTGGAACTTCATCTATTCCTGGTTACGGTTCGACTACTTTTAATTTCTACGAAAATTCCAACTACATTCAAGTTCCAGATTCTGTAATTGGGATTGAAAAAGTATGGAAGTTTGACACCAGTACCATCTCTGGTGGAATGTTTAGTATTAAATATCAACTATTTCTAAACGACCTATATTACTTCAATTCAGTTGAGTTGATGCAATATAGTATGACAAAAACTTATCTGGAAGACATTGATTTCTTATTGACGACAGATAAGCAAATAAGATTCAATAAGAGACAAAATAGAATGTATCTTGACATTGACTGGGGTCAACAGACCGCAGGAAATTTCTTAGTCATTGATTGCTACAGGGCATTAGATCCTGCAGATTTTGCGAAAATATATAATGATTCATTCATCAAGAAGTATCTTACTTCATTGATAAAGAGACAATGGGGACAAAATTTAATTAAATTTAGGGGTGTAAAACTTCCTGGTGGAATTGAGATGAACGGAAGAGAAATTTACCAGGATGCTGAAAATGAACTAAAAGAACTGAAACAGACCATGGCTCTAGAGCATGAATTACCACCCTACGACTTTATTGGATAATGGCACTTAATCCATTCTTTCTCCACGGATCCTCTTCGGAACAGCGACTAGTTCAAGACTTGATCAATGAACAGTTGAGAATGTATGGTGTTGAGGTCGTATATATTCCAAGAAAAATCGTAAATAGGGACGAAATCCTCGCTGAGGTGCAGTCTTCCAAGTTTGATAACGCATACATCATAGAGGCATATTTAAACACGTATGAGGGGCATACTGGGGGCGGAGACATTCTTAGCAAGTTTGGTATGCAGTTGAAAGATGAGATTAATCTCGTTATTTCAAGAGAAAGGTATGAAGAGTATATTGGAGCATTCATCCAGGACGAAGATCCATATGAAGTTGAAGTTGCACTAAGACCTAGAGAAGGAGACGTAATTTATTTTCCTCTCAGCGAAAGATTTTTTGAAGTTAAGTTTGTAGAGCATGAAAAACCATTTTATCAGTTAGGAAGAGGTTATACTTACGAACTCAATTGCGAACTCTTTGAATATGAAAATGAAGTTCTCGATGTTGGCATCCCTGAGGTTGATAGAGCACTTGAAAATGTTGGCGAGATTATAACACTGAAAATGGTTGGTTATGGTCAGACTGCAGCAGTTGGTGCAGATATCAATACTGGATATGTAAGACAGGTTTATATTAATAATGATGGTTATAATTACACGTCAACTCCAACCGTAACGTTTGAGGACGCACCATCATACGGAAGAACTGCAAAGGGAGTCGCAATTACAACTTCTATTGGAGGAGTTAGATCCCTTAAAGAAATTATTCTGACTGATGCTGGTTATGGTTATAGGCATACTCCTACTGTAACAATTAGTGGCGGAGGCGGAGTAGGAGCAGCAGCTACTTGCTCTATTGAATTACACAGAAAGGGTGTTTCTAGAGGTTTAATCATCAACAGGGGAGAAGGATACACAAGCGTACCTTCTATAACTTTCAGTGGTCCTACATTTACTGGAGCAGCGGCAACTACAATCATCATTAATAATGCTGTTGACAGAGCATCTATAACAGAGGGAGGAACAAATTATTCTCCTAAATTAGCGATTGGAGTTACATTTAGTTCTCCAAATCCAGTTGGTTTTGTAACTGGTTCAGTAACCGCTGTAGCAGCAAATGATCAATTATCAACAGTATCTATTGTCAATGCTGGAATTGGACACAGTGTCGCCCCAACACTGACGTTCAGTGCCCCAACAGGCGCAGCAGCAACTGCTACAGCAACAGCAGTTGGAGGATCTATCTATGGAGAGCAAATTTCCAGCGTTTCAATTGCATCTTCTGGAAGATATTATTTAAGTGCTCCAACAGTAACATTTGATAATCCAACAGGAATAGCATCAACTGCTACTGCAAATACAACACTATCATCCTCAGGCGGTATATCTACATTCTCATATACACTACAAAGTGGAGGTAGATATTACTTAGCACCTCCAACATTAACTATTGATTTCTTATCTCTATCTCCAGCATACATAGCAGATTCTTACTTTGGATCTAATGCATGGAAGATTGTTAACGCAGATCCAAATAGAAATATTACACACCCAGGAACTGCGTCAACTACAGCGATTGGTTATAGCGGATCTATCCAACTTGCAGCAAAGATTCCAAGTTCTTTACCTGGTCTATCAACATTTATTGAATTCAATAAATTATCCAATGGAAGTAAATCCACTCAAGTAGATCTTCGAATCAATGATGATGGTTATGTTGAAATTGGTTTAGGTACAGATAAGATTGGAGTTACTACAGATAAACTAACTTACGATTACACTGGCATCGATGTCAGAGATGATCAATGGCACTGGATTTATATAAATTCAACAATTCTTCCAAACTTTACTCAACGTTTAGAATTGCAAGTTGATGGTGGGTTACCACAAGATACTTTCTTTAGTGTTGGTGGAGGAGAAATTCAGATGGTTACTGGTGCGGATGTAACCCCTCCAGTAATTCAAAATGATCTAAACAGCGGAATCATTGTTGATGGTATTTTTGGTACAGTTGATGCTGGAACTGCATCTTCTACTGCACCAGCTTCGATGCCAACTGCAGATTCAAACACAATACTATTCGATGATTTTGAGAGCGATGCAATCGGAAATCTAAACTCAATTAGTATTGGTTGTTCCATTTCAAATGGCGTTGTAACTTCAATTGATAACTCATCAACAACGTTATCTGGAATCATAACTTCTATTGTATCCTCTGTTATCGATCCTCCAATTGGATCCCCAGCAAACTTTGTTGCAACTGGAATTGCAAGTGTAAGTTCTGGAATTGTTACTGATATTACGTTAACTTATGCAGGACATGGTTACCTAACTTCTCCAGGAGTTACTCTTTCGGCACCAACTGGAATTGCAACTCAATTTACTGCTACTGCAATATCCAAGATAAATGGAGATGGCAAACTCAGTGAGATTGAAATAACAGATAGAGGTATAGGATACATTTCTAATCCAACTGTTAGTATATCTGCTCCATTGGGTCAAACTCCAGAGGGTTATGCAAATGTCGGTGTTGCAGGAACAGTTATATCGATAACTCTAACTAAGACTGGTGTTGGTTATACAGAACCATCGATCGTATCGATATCAAACACAGTAACAGATAGAGATTTTGCTACTGGATTTACAACTGCAACTGGAACAATTACATTGAACGAACTCGATAATAAAATAGATCATGTGAAGATTACTAATCCAGGATCGGGTTACTTAAGTCCTCCAGTTGTAACTATTGGAGATGCTCCAATTGCTGCTGGTATTGGTACATTCTGGTTCAATGAGGTTATTACTGGTTCAACATCTGGTGCAACAGCAAGAGTCAAGCGTTGGGATGAAGAAGAAGGAATTCTGCAAATTTCTATCGAAAATGGCACTTTCCTAGATGGAGAGCGAGTTGTTGGATCTTCTTCATCCGCTATATATGTTGTCGATTACTACATAAACAAGAGAGATGTACCTAAGATTGCATCTGTCGAAAATATTGATGATTATGAGCAAAATGACGAAATAGAATTTGAAGCTGATCAAATTTTAGACTTTACTGAGAAAAATCCCTTTGGAAATTACTAATGCTAGGAAGCCATTATTACCACGAAATTATTCGTAAAACTATCATATCTTTTGGAACGCTATTTAATAACGTTTCTATTAAGCACTATGATAAAGATGATCAGAACGTCATCGATGAGATGAGAGTTCCTTTGGCATATGCGCCAAGGCAAAAGTTTCTAGCAAGATTGACTCAGCAGTCTGAGTTGAATAAGTCTGTTGCAATTACACTACCAAGAATGTCATTTGAGATGACATCTCTTCAGTATGATCCATCCAGGAAAACTGGTGTTACTCAGACTTTCAAGGCACTGGAGGGAGAAAATCTTAGAAAGGTTTTCATGCCTGTTCCTTATAATATCGGTTTTGAACTAAACATTTATTGTAAATTGAATGACGATGCCCTGCAAATTGTTGAGCAGATTTTACCTTATTTCCAACCAGCACTGAATGTTACTATTGATCTAGTCAGTTCTATTGGAGAGAAGAGAGATACTCCTATTGTACTGAATAGTGTTTCTTTTGTAGACGATTATGAAGGAGATTTTACTACAAGAAGAGCACTAATCTACACCCTTTCATTTACTGCCAAAACTTATCTGTTTGGTAAGGTCAGCGATAATTCTGACGGTCTTATCAGGAAGGTACAAGTTGATACTTATACAAATACCGATCCCGTCACCGCTAAGAGGGAGATGAGATATACAGTAACTCCTAAGGCAAAAGAAGACAAGAATAATGACGGCGTAATTAACACTGTTGATGACGCATTAATAGGTCCTCAGGATGACTTCGGGTTCTCTGAAGGATTCGAATTCTTTACCGATGGTAGAAGTTACAATGTTGGACAAGACGCTGACCTTTGATTGATAAGTTATGTCGGATGAATTTGAAAGTCTAGATCTTGCTCTGAATACCGAGTCAAATATTCAAAAACCACCTGCTAAAAAGACAGAGATTGTCAGACCTGAAGGTGAGGATATTAAAAAAGACTATGAATATACTAGAGCAAATTTGTACTCTTTGATTGAAAAGGGTCAGGAAGCAATTAATGGAATTATGGAATTGGCAGGAGAAGGTGCCAGTCCCAGATCATATGAAGTCGCTGGTCAACTTATCAAAAATGTTGCTGATACAACAGATAAGTTGATGGAACTTCAGAAAAAGATAAAAGATATTGAGGATGAAACGACCAAATCAACTACAAATAACGTAACTAATAACGCATTATTTGTAGGATCTACCTCAGAATTATCTAAATTACTAAAACAAGGATTCCTAAATAATAATACACCAGATTCATAACCATGAAATCCTGTAAAAAAGGATACTACTATTGTAACACTGATAAAAAGTGTAAGGAAATTCCTGAAGGGCATCATGTAATGCCTGACGGAGAATTGATGAAAGATAGTGAACATGGTGTAGATGAAGGTTGGTCTGAGAAGTACAAAAAGTCAATCGACTGCGATAACCCAAAAGGTTTTTCGCAACGTGCTCATTGCCAAGGACGCAAAAAGAAACTTGACGAAGAAGGACTACGCAAGTGGTTCAAAAGTAAATCAAAAGATGGAAAACCTGGTTGGGTTGATGTTGTAGATGGAGATGCATGTGCTAGAGAGAAGGGGGAAACCGCTACTCCTAAGTGTGTATCATCTGAAAAGCGTGCTTCAATGAGTAAAAAAGAAAGACTTGCTGCTCAGGCAAGAAAGCGCCGTAAAGATCCAAATCAACCTGATAAGTCAGGCGCTGCAAAACCAACATACGTTAAAACTGATTACACTCCTGATGGCGACATGGATCTCCAAGAAGTAAAAGATAAACCAGGCAAAGGCAGCGGAAAGAAAGATGCCTGCTACCACAAGGTCAAATCGCGCTATAAAGTTTGGCCAAGTGCTTATGCTTCTGGAGCTCTAGTAAAGTGTCGCAAAGTTGGTGCTGCTAACTGGGGAAATAGCACTAACGAAGAAAAAGATCACGAAGTTTCAATGGCTCAATCTCAGTTAAAAAAATCTGAGAAGAACATCGCTAAACTAAGAAAAGCTTTAGGTAAGAAAGAGAAAAATATTCCTGCTTGGGTTCAAGCAAAAATTACGGACACTGAACACAATACAGATGCCGCAGCTGGTTACATGGATGAGCAAAGTTGCCCTATCTGCAACTGCGACCCATGCCAGTGTTTAGAGGGAACTCTAGACGAGGGATCTAAAAAATGTTGGAAAGGTTATGAAAAGAAAGGGACTCAAAAATTGTTTGGTAAAACTTACAATCGCTGCGTGAAAAAGGAGTCCGTTTCTATTGAAGATGCGAATGGAAATTCGTTTATAGAATTCATTGACTTAATTAAACCTGAACCCCTAAAACCATCTAAACCTGTCATTCAGGTTCAAGAAGGTAACCCAAGCATGGATATTAATCCTGGTGCCCACAAAAAACTCCAGAAGATGAATAAGATTAGAAATCTTATGGATAAGGGCACTGGCGGCGAAAAAGGTGCAGCAGGTGCTGCACTACAGAGAATGGGTGGTGGAGTCAATTTACCTTTGGCGAAAAAAGATAGCGAGAAGAAACTTCAGTTAGCGCATCACGAAGTATCGAACTGGAGAGCAGAACTTGCAGAACAGTCACCAAACTGGCCCCCAGAAGGACCAGGAAAAAACAATTCAAGAGTTAAAGAAGTTAATGTTTCTGATGCAACAGCATCGAGCGAAGAGATTAGAAATGCCAACTCACGACCAATCTTTGATCGAGTAATGGAAGATTGGCAGAAAGTCAACAAGTCAGATAAAACTGATGGTATGAGTCCAGCAGCAGTCAAAGCATATCGTCGCGAGAACCCAGGTTCCAAACTTAAGACTGCTGTAACTGGAGATCCAAAACCAGGCAGTAAAGATGCTAAGCGCAGAAAATCATTCTGCGCTCGTTCTGAGGGTCAAAAAGATATGCATAACATCGATTGCTCAAAAGACCCAGATAAAGCAATTTGCAAAGCTCGCCGTCGTTGGAAGTGCTGATCAATGAAAAGTTTTCAAGAATTTTTATCCGAAAGCATCACCATCAAT